CACAGTCGCCGGCCGCTTCGGCCACGGATCTGGTGGCAGCCGCACGTCAGGCGGTGCAAAGGACGAACAGCGTTGAACTGCTGGCCGCCCTACGCGATCGCGTGAACCAGCGGCACTCCGAAGGGACATTTGCCGACCAGCAGCGGGACGAGTTGGTGCACCTGATCGACACAAAGTGCGAGTGGCTGGAAGGTGACACCGGCACAGAGTTTCCGCACGAAGCCGCAGAGCATGAGGTGCGTGCATGAGCCAGACCGACGTGGTGTACCTGGCCGAAGAGATCCGCAACCGCTGCCTGCATCTGCAACTGTGGCTGACAGACGAGGCAGGCAAACGCCTTGCCGCTGCGGCGTGCACGTTGTCGGAGCAGTTGCTGGCGGAAATGCGTGGCGCTGCGCCAATGCCTGAAACCAAGCCGGGGAACTGGACAGGAGACTGATCTTTGCGACCGGCACGCGATTGCCGCAGCGGCTTTGTCATCGGAGCCGCGTTCGCCAGCCAGCCGGCAGTGCTGACAAACACCGGCAGTTGAAGCGGCTGTCATTCTCCAGCCGTGATTCAATCGGATGCCGCACGACACGCGGCCAATACACGGAAAGGAATCCCATGAGCGACTACTACGCACAGGCCGTTGACTACGGCCCGCTGTTCGCAGAGCGAGCCCCGAGCGTCAACGGCTCAATCACGTCGGCCCAGGCCGCCGATTCGCTCGGGCCGGCGACGCTCAACGCGCTCCAGCGGAAGGTGCTCGATCTGCTCAAGGCCACGCCTGACGGGCTGACTGACGAAGAGCAGCAGCGGCTGCTGGAGATGAACCCCAGCACGCAGCGGCCACGGCGGATTGAACTTGCACGGCGTGGTCTTGTGGTGACGTGCGGCACCAGGCGGACGGCGTCCGGACGGAATGCGGATGTTTGGAAAGCAATTTGAAAGGAGTCTGTGCAATGACTGCGACTGCGACTGCGACTGAACTGAAAAACCATCCTGCGGCCGATGCGTTCCCGATGATGGACGACGGCCGGTACGGCGAACTGCTGGCGGATGTGCGGCACAATGGGCAAGTCATGCCCATCACAGTCTGCGACGGCATGATCCTCGATGGGCGCAACCGCTACCGCGCGTGCGTCGAGTTGGGGATTGAGCCAGAGACTCGCGAATACAGCGGCGACCCGTGGGCCTACGCTTGGTCTATGAACGGGGCTCGGCGCGACCTCGAAGCCACCGTCCGCGCGTTGATCTTCAAGCGGTGTGAAGACGGGTCGGCGAAGCGTGCTGCGAAGATTGCTGAGGAAGGCAACAGGAAGAAATCAGAAGCGGCTGCGGCAGGAAAGGTCGGCCGTGCAGCAGCAAAATCTAAGAGTTCAGACGCATCTCACGATGATGTGCGTCTAAAAAAGAGCGGAAAGAACGTCGCGCTGCCGGCTCGCGCCGCCGAAGCTAAGGTATCGCCGGCCACGATGGCCCGCGCTGACCAAATCGCAAAGCGGCCAGACCTTGAGAAGAAGGTTGTGGCCGGAAAGATGAAGCCCGCCGAGGCGCTACGCGAGATCCGCAGCACGAAGCGCCGCCAGGAGCTTGACGAGGCTGCTGCCAAGGCTGCGGCCGAGCGTCACAAGTCGGATCGCCCGAAGTGGTCGATTATCAACGGCGACGTGATCCAAGGGCTTGAGTCTGTCCGCGATGAGCACGGCCCGGCGCGGCTCATCTTTACCGACCCTCCATACAACATCGGCATCGACTACGGCGACGGCGAGCAAGCCGACCGGCTGTCTGACTCCGCCTACATGAAGTGGGTGCGGCAGTGGTTCGCCCTGTGCTGGGACTGCCTGACCGATGACGGCTCGCTGTGGGTGATGATTGGCGACGAGTACGCCGCTGAGTACGCCGTCGAACTCAAGGCCACGGGGTACACGGTTCGCTCGTGGATCAAGTGGTACGAGACGTTCGGCGTGAACTGCTCGAACAAGTTCAACCGTACCAGTCGGCACATTTTCTATGCCGTCAAAGACCCTGCGGCGTTCGTCTTCAATCCCGAGGCAGTGACTCGCCCCAGCGACAGGCAGGCCAAGTACGGCGATAGCCGCGCGTCAGCGGGCGGGAAGATTTGGGATGACGTGTGGCAGATCCCACGGCTGACCGGCACCTGTTCCGAGCGGATACCCGACTTCCCGACGCAGCTGCCGTTGGCCCTGGTCGAACCGATCGTGCTTTGCGCCTCAATGCCCGGCGATCTTGTAGTTGATCCGTTCAACGGCAGCGGAACTACAGGAGTGGCTTCGGTTCGGAACGCACGCAAGTACGTCGGAATTGAGAAGAGCGAAGCGTTTGCAGACATGGCAAGCAAGAGGATCACAGCGTCATGACAGAGAACGACCTTCATCTGTGCTGCGCAATCCACAGGGCGAATCTTGGTGGCGGCGACAGGCCAACTAAGGACCAGCGCGAACGCGCTGCAATTTCAGTTGTCATTGAATGGATCGACCTGACTGGTGACTCATTTTTTCCGTTCACGATTGATCAGATCGCGCAATGGAGCATCAGTCTTCGTAAGTCCAAAGAAATGCAAATGAAGGTCGAGATTGCTCTGGCGCACGGAACCGATTGCTACTTCAAGCATCGCGGAAAGGGACCATGCTCGGACGAGGTCGAGGCAGGACATGTTTGGCAGCGGTGCAAGGGAGGCCCGCTGACTGTTGAGAACGGGCAGATTGAGTGCCGCGCCCACAACAATCAGCGGCGAGAGATGTCCATTGAGGACTACTTGAGGAGCGACCTGACAACGGAGGCCACGGATGGCCGGTGAATGGATTCCCCTTGACTGCAACCTCGGGACAAAGCCCGAGGTGCTCGAGCTGGTGGACGAAACCGGACTGCCTGTTGAGGTGGTCTGCTGGCGTCTCATCCAGTTGTGGTCATGGGCCTCCATGAACACCGCAGACGGCACAATCCGTGCGACCGCGTCACGGATCGCGACGGCCTGCGGCGGTGACGAGGCGTTTTGGCTGGCTGTGGCTCGCGTGGGCTGGCTCCGTTTTGACGGGCCGCACGCGACTATTGAGGGCTGGGAAAAGCGGTTTTCCCGTGCTGCCAAGGCTCGCATGGAAGACGCACGCCGGAAGGCTGCTGACAGGGCTGTCCGGCGTTTGTCCAGCGGTGCGTCCGAAATCTGTCCAGAAAAAACCGGACTAGAGGAGAGGACAATACAAGACAGGAGAGAAGAGAAGAAAGACATACCGGCTGCGCCGGTTCCCACGAGCGATCCGGCAAAGCCGTCACGCTCGCGGGCGAAGTCTGCCATCTCGTGGAATGCTGACGCAGGGTGGCAGGGCATCACCGACGCCGACCGGCAGGAGTGGGCCGCCGCCTACCCCGGTGCCGTGATCGACCAGGAGCTCGCCAAGGCGACCGCCTGGCTTAAGGCGAACCCGACCCGTGCCGGCAGACGCAACTGGCGACGCTTCGTCGTGGGCTGGCTGCAACGCTGCCAGGACAAGGGCGGCACGCACCGCGAGCCTGGCCGGCGGCCAGACGAGAAGCCGCCGCCACAGGTCTGGCGTGACCAGTACCGCCCTGCGCCGTACCGCCGGCCCAAGGAGGTCGAGGAGCTTGCGGCGGCACTCAAACTCAAGGACGAGCAATGACACAAGAAACACGCCAAGCACTGACGCCACGCCAGCAGGAAGCCTTTGATTTCATCAAGGCGAACGCCTGCCTGTACGGGCCAACCGTCCGCGAGATAGCCGCTGGGCTATCGATCAAGCACCACAACGCTGCGGCACGTCACATCGAGCAGCTGGAGGCCAAGGGCTACATCAAGCGCATCCCAGGAAAAGCACGTGGTATTGAGGTGATCGCATGACAAACGACAACCCGTACGAACTACCGGCCCCTTCCGTTGTTGCCGACCTGTGTGCTCAGCGTGCGTGGGATGACCACGTGGATGATGACACGCGGGTGCGGCTGGAGTTTGCTGCCGACACCATACGCCTGCTGATGAAGCGTTGCGTGGAGTTGGCCGGTTTGTTTGAGCGATTGGAGGCGGAACTGTGAGCCTCGAGCAGATCACCGCCGTGTGCATCGGCATGACGTTCAACGCCTGCACTTTCGTGCTTGGCGTGTTGGTTGGTTGTTCTCTACGAAAGCGAAAGGATTCCCATGAGCACAGCGACGAAGGAGCGAAAAAAGACCAAGGCTGGTGGCATCACGTTGAGCGCCGCCACGTTGAAACAGGCACTGGCTCAGGTGAGCGCAGCGGTTCCCAGCAGGCACGCCAAGTTGATCCTGGCGAACGTCCTGCTATCGGACGGCGTGTTGACCGGCACCGACCTTGAGGTGCGGATCGACGCGGAGATTGACTACCACGGCCCTGCAATGCTGCTGCCGCATGGCAGGCTGTCGGCAATCCTGTCGGCCGCTGGTGGCGACGAAGTCACACTGACGCAGGAAGACAGCAAGTGCACTGTGTCCTGCGGCAACGGAACGTGGACGCTGCCAACGGAAGATGCTGCCGAGTATCCGACGTGGTGCGTGACTGGCGGAAAGCCTGTGTGCCGGCTGCCTGCTGACCAGTTCTGCCGTGCTGTTGCTGGCGTGGTCTACGCCTGCGATGAGGAAAGCAGTCGTTACGCACTGGGCGGTGTGTGCCTGGATGTGCATGGAGGCACGGTTACGCTGGTGGCCACGGACGGCCGCCGGCTTTCTTCTGTTGAGTGTGAGGTTGACCAGGCTGTTGATGACGGCCAGACGCTGGTGCCGGCCCGTGCACTGGGAGTCATGCAGCGACTGGCAGCCGGCAGCGAAAGCGCCGTGCAGCTGGAGGCCAGCGGCACTGAGTGCGTGATGACCGTGGATGGAATTACGGTCACGGCACGTCTGCTTGAAGGCAAGTTCCCGAAGTGGCGGGACGTGATCCCCACCCGTGACGCCAAGTGCACCACGGTGACCAGCAGCGAATTGCTGTCCGCCACCAGGGCGGCGGCAATCGTGACAACGGAAGATTCACGCGGCGTGCAGTTCGCATTCAACGGCGAAGGCATCTGGCTGCACGGGCAGTCGGCCGTTGCCGGCGAGTCATCCGTGACGTGCCCGGTTGTCGAGTCGGGCCAGGCGTGCAGCGTCAAGCTAGATCCCGTGTACGTTAGGAACTGGCTGACGGGCCTGCCAGCAGACGGCGAGCCTGTGGTGAGCGTTGAGGCCGTGGACCGATCCAGCGCCGTCGTGTTCCGGTGCGGCGAGTACACCGGCGTCGTGATGCCGCTGGCACTTGACTGAGTACATACGGTGGCTGTGGGTTTCATCACCAAGGAGGGCATAGCCCATGCGGTCGATTCTGTTAGCAGTTCTGGTTTGTCTTTCTTTCATCAGTGCCGCCTATGCGGAGCGGTACCACAGCCGCACGGTAGTGCGTACCACGGCACAGCAGGATGCTGACGATATGGCACGCACCGGCCGCTTTGGGCATCGCGGGTGCTGCGGTTGTCGTGAAGGCATTGGCATGGGCAGCACGCCCGAGGATGCTTTGGCGCGCTGTTGCTACAACGACGGCCGCTACGTGATCCGTGAGCGTGCCGTTGCTCGAGGTGCCAACGGTCGGTGGTATGCGGTCATTCGTTACGCCAACTGATGCCGAGCCAAACCGGTGGCGGTGGATTCCCATTGCGGAAACACCGCCGCCGGAAGGCCGGATCATCATCTGCCGAGACATCAACGGCAACAAATACGTGGACATGATTTCGTACGTGCCAGACGATCCGGCAGGGCTTCCGCCTCTGCCGACGCTCAAGCACGTGACACATTGGATGTTGGCACCAGAGGGACCACATGGCTGATCGCGTCTGTATCGTTGGGCATCGAAAGCGCACTGTGGATCGTGAGTTGCTCAAGCAGTTGTGGTTCGATGAGTCGCTGACGATCGTGCAAATTTCCGTACGCCTGCACTGCTCAAGCCCCACGATCTACAGCGTGGCCAAAGAAATGGGATTGCCGAACCGCAGGTGCCTGATGGGCCGGGAGTGTTTCTTTCCGGTGACAGACCCGACACCTGAAGAAATTGCCCAGCGTGCGGCTGAACAGCGGGCGCTTCGCGGGCCTGGGTGGGTCATGAAATGAGAACGGCTGCGATCAGCGGCCCGTCCGCTGCATCGCTTGGTTCTCATGAATAAGCGACATGAAATACGACGCACTTATCGCGAACCTTCGCTGCCAGTACGAACGCTATCGCGGCAGCGGAACTCGCATGGAACAAATGCTGAAGGATGCTGGTGCTGCACTAGCGAAGGCGAGGCTTACCGACGATGAACGTGAGGCGATTTCAGAAGCGGTCGGAGCGTACAACGACAACGACGACGACGAGGAATGTGCGAAGATCGCAGCCACGCTTCACGGCCTACTGAAGCGGCTAGGCTGAGAACCACTGTTTATACGTCACCGTTAGCGCTCACCGTGTCGTATAACGCGCCGAGAATTCACGCCGGGCGGCCGAGAAACAGCACGGCCCGCGATTAACACGCAAGATAAGGCAACCACGTGACGCGTGCACTGATTACCGGCATTACCGGCCAAGACGGTTCCTACCTTGCGGAATCGCTGCTGCACAAAGGCTATGAAGTGCACGGTCTTCGGCGTCGGTGCAGCACTGACGGCACGCAGCGGATTGACCATCTGCTCGCAGAGCACTCGCCGGCCGTTCAGGTGCACTACGGCGACTTGTCGGACGGCAACGGATTGGTGCGGCTGATACGTGCCATACGGCCAGACGAGGTATACAACCTTGGTGCACAGTCGCACGTCCGCGTGTCGTTCGACCAGGCGGCATACACCGCAGACGTAACGGCGCTTGGCGTGTTGCGGCTGCTCGAGGCGATCCGCGAGGCGCAGGACGCCACAGGCCAGCAGATTCGCTTCTATCAGGCGTCCAGCTCAGAGATGTTTGGCCAGGTCGCTGAGACTCCGCAGCGCGAGTCAACGCCTTTTCACCCACGGTCACCGTATGGAGTGGCCAAGGTCTACGGCCACTGGGCCACGGTCAACTACCGGGAGAGCTACGGGCTGCACGCGTCGTGTGGAATTCTTTTCAACCACGAAAGCCCACGCCGTGGTGATGCGTTCGTCACCCGCAAGATCACGCGTGCTGCTGCACGCATCAAACTGGGCATGCAGGCAAAGTTGCATTTGGGAAACCTTGATGCCCTGCGTGATTGGGGATACGCCGGCGACTACGTTGAAGCCATGTGGCTGATGCTGCAGCAGGAGCAGCCAGACGATTACGTTGTGGCGACAGGCGAAACGCACAGCGTTCGTGAGTTCCTCGAGGCCGCATTCAGTCGCCTTGGCCTTGATTGGCGTGAGCACGTCGTGCACGACGCACGTTTCGAGCGGCCTGCCGAAGTCGATCTGCTGCTTGGCGACAGCACCAAGGCAAGGCGCGTGCTTGGCTGGAAGCCGCTGGTCACGTTCCCTGAGTTGGTGGCCATGATGGTTGATGCGGACCTAGAGGCCGCAGGGCGTGAGCGTATTCTTCGCAGCGCTTGACGCGCCGGCCATCATCCGGCCATGCGTCCAATCACGTTCAGCGTGCCAGGTGATCCAGTGCCGCAGCCACGTCCGCGAGTCTCAACGCGGGGAGGCTTCGGGCGTGCATACGTCCCGAGCACGCATCCTGTGCACCACTACAGGAAATGTGTTGCTGCCTGTGCCGTCAACGCTGGGCTCACGGCCACCGATCAGCCCATCAGCGTCATCATTGACGCGGTATTTGTCCGGCCTAAGTCTCACATGAACAAGTCAGGCATCAAGCCGGCTGCACCGCAGTTGCCAAGGCCCGATGTGGACAACGTCGCTAAGGCCGTGCTGGATGCCTTGCAAGACGTGATTGGCGACGACACCAACGTGGCACGTTTGGTGATTGAAAAATCCTACGGCACCGAGGCCCGCACAACGGTACGTATCCAATGAGCAATGCCAGCCTGCACGATTACCTGCGTGACCACTGCCAGCTGCACGACGTGTGGCACTACTTGGAAATCGGAGTGCGTGACGGCGATTCATTGCGGGTCGTGGTCGAGAACGGCCACGCGTTGCAATCTGTCTGGCTGTCCGATACGTGGGGCGGCGAGTACGGCGGCACCAATCGTGGCAGCCACTGGCACATCGAAAAACTTCTGGACGAATTCCCCTTCTTGGGCCGGATCGCATTCCTAGACGGCGACAGCCGAGTAACCATCCCAGCGTTGATGCCCCAAAAGGCTAATGCGTTCGACCTGGTGTTGGTGGACGGCGACCACTCTGCCGCCGGCGCCATGGCGGATCTTCAAAACGTCTGGCCGCTGGTCAGGCCAGACGGTTGCGTTGTTTTCCACGATACCAATCACCCGGCCCACCCTGAACTGCGGCAGGTGTTTGACGCGTTCGTCGTTCAGCACAGGGCACCGCACATGGTGAACGACGCCGGCTATGGATTGGGTGTCGCATGGAAAAACTAACGGTTCCAGATTGGCTTGTGTTTCCTATGGAAATTTTTGCCGAAGACATGGAGCGGCACATTAAGCACGGGCTCACGGTGCTGGCACGCTCCAAGATCGCAATGGTTGGTCTTGCCAGGAACTGTGCACCCAACCTTGAGCGGAACCTTGGCAACGCTCAGCACTTGGCACGGCTGTGCCGAGATTGGTGCCTGCACATCGAGGAAAACGACAGCACCGATGAAACGGTGCAAGTTCTGTCCGACTACTGCCGCGACTTCCCCAAGGCCACGTTCACGTCACGGCGATTAGGTCGCAAGCAGTACAGCACAGAGTTTGCCGGTCGCCGCACGATCGCGCTTGCGGAGTACCGCACAGCGTGCCAACGGTGGGTGAAAGATTGTGCCGCAGACGCAGACTTCGTTGTGATGATTGATTGGGACCAGTTTGCGTGGTCGCATCACGGCGTTGTGCACGGATTCGGCGCGATGGCAGAAACGCCAGACGCATCCGGCATGGGCAGCGTGTCACTGCTTGAGGCAAACGTGGCGGAAAGCGACGGGACGAACATTCGGCAGAAGCGTGGTTGGCTGCACTACGACTGCTGGACGCTGCGAATCAACACGTGGTGGGACGATTACACAGCCGGACAGGGTGCGTGGAAGCACCAATGGTTGCCGCCGGTTGGTTCGCCCCTAATTCCGGTGTGCACGGTATTTGGCGGGCTGGCGATCTACCGCACCGCCGACTACCTGCAGGGAACCTATGACGGCACGACAGACTGCGAGCACGTGACGCTGCACAAGACGATTGGCGAAAGGACAGGCAAAAGGATGTACATGAACCCAGCGCAACGCTGCGTGATGCAATTTCTACAGCCTGTCGAGGCCACGGATGGCGGGAAACACTGCGACGATTAGCCTGACGGCGTTTCGCGCCGATTGGTTGACGCATATGCCGATGCGGTCGCTGTGTGATCGGTACACGATCACGCGTGACCAAGTCATCAGGCTGAAGCACGTCTGGTCGTTGCCGCCCAGGCATGACCGGCGATTCCGAGCCAAGCCGCTACGGCAGGCAGACCCAACGCCGGCCGAGATAGCAGCCGCCTGCATTCGCCTGCAGGCATCATGGGACGAAAAGACACGCGAAGACCGCCGCGTGCAAAAGACACAGCACGTGACGCTGCGAGTGGTGCCGATCTACGGCGACGAACTACGGCACGAACTGCCCGACTCGCAGAGCATTGCTGATGCAATGGACGATCAATGATCGAAAAGCCAGCAGACACCGTCTACCGCCGCATCGTCATCGAGTACGGGCAGGTGTACGCCTACGCGTACTACCTGAACGAAAACGGAAAGATTTTGGCTGAAGAGTGCTGGAAGCAGCCCTTTCGGCTGGACCGCCGCGACGTGCAGGACGAGGCCGGCGATACGTGGGATCTGATCTACCAGCACCTGCAGGACACGGTGCTGTGGTCTGCAAGTGACGCCGAGGACCTGGGCAAGATGGAACCAGACCCACCAGAGGAGTAGCCATGCCCAACTACGAAGCCACGCCAGAAGAACTTGCCCAGTACGGCGCCGGGCTGTCGATCTGGCAACAGATTGCGTTGCTGCAGGCGTGGTCGCCGCTGATTGGCTACGGCCAGCGGTTCATCAACGAAATGGACCCGTACAAGCGTTCCGTCATCGTAAGCGAAGCGGCCGAATGGCTGGCATCCAAGACCAAGTCGCAAGCGGATGACCAATTGGTGCGATTGCTGGCTGACGTACTGAAGACAACGCAGGGCGAATCACTCGTGAGGTGGTGTCTTCTGCAGGTGGAGGCTAGCAGGTGAATGCTGACACTGCATTTCGTGCCGCTGCCGTCATTGTGGCGGTGGTTCTGGCGGCTGCTCCCTACTGGCCGCAAATCAGTGCCGCCGCAGGTCGTGCGATGGAAGCCGCAAAAGAAAAAGCCGGCCTGATCGGTCGTGTGGCCGCCATCGCACTTCTGTTGGCCGCTGCCTACGGCAAGGTGCCGCTGCCTGCCATGCCGTCTATGCCTGCTGCCGGCGTCAACGTGGAGACTCCCGCCGTGGAGATGCAGCAGTTAGTGCGGCCGGTGGCCGAGGCCATGCGGGAAATGCCGTACGGTGACCGGATGCTTTGGGCTGCCACGTGGAGCAAGGCAGCCGTGGTCGTAGCCGGCGATGCCGTCAGCACTGAGGTCGTGTTAACTGACACCAGATCGCTGCGACTGTTCACCACGCTGGCCCTAGACATTGCGTGGCGGCGGATCGGCCAGCACGTGCCAGGTGGCAACGAGCCGCTGCGGAAGGCCGTGGAAGCCGCCTACGGGCAGGCCGTAGGCACTGACGTGGTGCCGGTCACTGCGGACGTGCGTGCCCGGTACGGAGCGTTTTCCAAGGCCGTGGCATGGGCCGGCGTCAACGGAGGCTGACGCATGGCCGACTTCCTGCCATTGATGGGCTACTCGCCCAACCGTGAAGGCACTGACGCGTTTCTGGCGTCGTTGCCTAGGCCAACGCTGGCGCAAGCCGGCCCGGATCTCGCGCTGGATGAAAGCCGCGATGTGTTCCTTGGGTCGGCACTGCTGAAGTGCGACCCGTCGTGGAAGCGTGGTTCCCAAAAGATCGGCAGTTGTGTCGGATGGGGCTGGAGCCTGTCGTGCGACATTCTCGCGGCCTGTGACATCTTGCTGCGGAATGAGCCAGAAACGTACGGCGGTCGCGTGCTCGAGGCCAGCGTGTACGGGTTCAGCCGGGTGGAGGTGAGAGGCCAGCGAAATCTAGGTAGCGATGGGTCTTACGGTGGCGCTGCCGCCAAGGCGGTCACCAAGTACGGCACGCTGCACTACGGACAGGACTACGGCGGCCAGACATTCACCGACAACAGCGGCACGCGAGAGAAGGAATGGGGCCGGGACGGCGTTCCCGACGCATTGGAAAAGTACGCAGCCGAGCACACCGTCAGCAGCGTGGCATTGGTCAGGACGTTTGAAGACGCTGCCCGAGCGATCCAGAACGGCTATCCAGTGGCCGTGTGCTCCATGCAGGGCTTTTCCATGACGCTCCGCGACGGCGGCTACCTGTCGCCAATGGGGTCGTGGGCACATTGCATGATGTTTGCCGGCGTTCGATGGAAACCGTATCCGGCCGTGTTGTGCGTCAATTCATGGGGAGACTGCTACAGCGGCGACGTTGACACGGCGTTGCCAGTGCAGTTTCAGAGGTCTGCCGGCTGGGTGCGAGCCGAAACGTGCAGCCGGATGCTGTCCGGTGAGGATTCGTTTGCCCTGTCTGGCTACAGCGGCTTTGCACCACGGACGCTGCCCGCCAACTGGCTGGAGGGGATTCTGTGAGATACATGCTGCTTCCGCTGGCGATCGTGGCCGGCTGCGTTGCGACATTGCCAGACGATCACACGGTCACCGCAGACCTCGCGTGCGAAACGGCCCGCTTGGTCGTGCAGTTGCGTAACGAGATCGCCCCCAGCCCGGCAAGCGACGAGTGCGACAACTGCGATGGCACAGGCAAGATTGGCGATGGCCGCATTGTGCTGACCTGCCCTGTTTGCAAAGGCACTGGCAAGAAATGAACGCCACAGCAGAGCCATCGGCCACGCTCGAGCAGTTGCAGGCACACGTCTGGCAGCGGCTTAGCCTGCAGAAGCACGTAGCCGGTAGACGCATTGTGGACCGGATCACAAGACGTGCCGTGCGTCAGTGGCCCGTGCCTGTGCTGCTGCAGTGTGACCCCGCCCAGGCCAACGTGGTGGGAACCTACTACACACGCACGATCACTAGGCAGTCACGCCAGGAATTCGGCATGGGCATCATTCTGACGCTGATCCTCGGCGCTTTGGTGCAGGAAATTATCAAGTTGCTGGTGGCGTGGTGGATCGACCACCGCAGCGAAATGATTGCCATTGTGAGCAGGTGCAGCCATGACAGCTGAGGAACTGAAGCAGGGCGTGCTTGACACGTTTCTGCGGATTGCTGATCGGTTTGGCGTTCCGTGCGTTGTGCTGGCCGTCGTGCTGTACTTCGGCCGCGAGGCTTGCCAGGTGCTCTACAGTGGGGCAGTTGAGCCCGTGGTGAAATCGCACATCGAGTTCTTAGAGGCCACGAGCGAAACGCTGCACGAGATTGGTGCCGTGCAGACACAGCAGGCGAAGACGCTGCAAGAATTGGCACAAGGCCAGCACGAAATCAAAACGGCCATTTCGCAGAGGAACTGACGCATGGCAATGAGCCCAAAGCTATTGCGCCCACGACAAACCAGCCAATTCGCCGCGCTGCGGAATGGGCTGGCAGGTTACTGGGCGTTTAACGAATCAGCCGCCAGCGGTGACGTGAGTGCGACGAACTATGTCACCGGTGGCGTGTCGCTTACGTCGGTGAATTCCGTGCCATCAACCACCGGCATTCAAGGAAACGCGAGAAACTTCACGACAGCCAACAGCGAACGACTCTATGCGTCCATCAGCGGCAATGCCAGCCTGACGCTTATAGGACCAACGGCGTTCAGTGTGGCCTTTTGGTTCCGTCCCAACGGCAACGCATCTGCCGCAAACACGTATGGACTGGTTTCCAACGACTCATTCCCAACGGAACGTGGAATGGCTATTGGCATGCCATCAAGCGGGTCAACGTCGTGGAACATGCCGCATTTGTACATTTTTTACACGGACAACACCACCGACACGTACAACCCGTGGAACGGAATTCTGCCCGCCACCATTGCCAAGGATGTGTGGCACTTCATCTGTATTCGCCGGGACGGCAACACTGTTTCATCGACATTCAATGGCACTGCCGGCACTCCCATTACGCTGACTAAGACGCCGCGTGCATCGCGCACCAACCTGCATGTTGGAATTCGATATGGCACGTCTGGCGCCGGTGCGGACTTCTTCAACGGTGATGTGGACGAGCTTGCCATATGGAGCCGTGCCCTAAGCGATTCGGATGTGTCTAGCCTGTACAACAGCGGCGCAGGAATTGACCTGACAAAATGAGCACACCAGCAATAGACGGCATGATTGCGGATCTGTGGCCCAATCTCGCAGCCGCCCAAGACGCGCACCACGCCGCGCACGGCGTGTACTTCCAATGCCTGTGGACGCACGCAGCGGCACCAGACACTGACGCAGCCCCTGATCTACAGGGCATTACGCCTGCCGGCCAGGCGGAAGTGCCAACAGACTGGTTGCCGCAATTGATTCGGGCACGCCTGTCAGTTGACACGTACGGCCAACCTGACGGCTGGACGCTGACAGCACAGGCAATCGTGGACGGGCAGACCGTGCTGCGAAGGTGTGACTGTGGCATTGATGGAACGCGGTCGTGCGAATGGCAAGTGCCGCAAGTGGCCCCTGACTGACCGAAGCCTCTACTGCAAGACACCACGTGCACCCCATAGCCTAAGTACAAGGAGACAGCCAAATGCCCGACGCCCAACTGTACCGCCGCACACGCACCGTCGATATCACCCTGTCCACGGCCACCTCGAGTGCCACCACGCTCAGGCTAGATGACATGGCAGGTGCTGTCGTGTCGTTTGGCACCATGTCCACCAGTGCCACCACGCTGCAGATGTGGGGCTGCGACACGGAAAGTGGCGCCTACAAGCGGGTGTACAAGGCCGATGGCAGCGTGGCTGACGTTACGCTGGCCCCCTCGACTGCGGCGGGCAGGATATACGCCATGCCCGACGAGGTGTACGCCCTGCCATTCGTGAAGATCCTGAGCGCCCACACGGCGGCAACAGGCGTGGCTGGTGTCGTGGTGTTCAAGAGCTAGGGCCATGCCCCAGCGGATACCAACGCACAGGCCACTGCGTCTGCGTACGGCGCAACGCAGGGATGAGTCTGGGCGGCCCAATGCGGCGGCGCGTGGGTACTGCTCAATTGCGTGGTTCAAGATCCGCCAGGGTGTTCTCACACGTGACGCCTGGCAGTGCCAAGAGTGCGGCCGTGTGTGTGCGAACAAGCGCGAGGCGCACGTCGATCACATAACGCCGAAGGTGAACGGCGGCACGGATGACCTGGCCAACCTGCGTACGCTGTGTATCAGGTGCCACAGCCGCAAGACAGCACGGGAAACTCGGTGGGGAGGGCGGGTTGGATCGTAACGACTCGCATTGAGCGAAACCACGGCGTTTCCTTCAAAATTTGTGCCCGCACCTAACGGCATGGGGGTAGGTACTGAACATTTGACAACGTCCGCATTCTGCAGGCATGTCACTCACATGCTGCGATTGCGGTGCCGCGATTTCTCGGAGCGGCGTTCGCGGAAGAAACCCAAAGCGTTGCCCGAAATGCCGTTCAGCGTTTAGGGCTGAATCCGAGCGGTGCCGTGTTCGCCTGCGGCATCCAATCCATAAGCATGAGTGCCGAACGTGCCGAAAAAGTTTCTCCACGTTTCGGAAAGTGCAACATTTCTGCTCTTATTTGTGCATGCACTTGGGGCAAAGGAGCCGCGTCTTGATGCCATGCGGCGATCCGGCTTGCGCTAAGCAAGTTGAGAGAACGCCTAGCAAGCTCGCTAAGGGCAAGGTGTACTGCTCCAACGCATGTGCAGAGTCGAGGTTCCCGCCACCGCATGTATGCCAAAACCCTAAATGTGGCCGTCGCTTCCGCATGAAGCACGTCACAAAGAACCCCTGGCAGAACAAGGGCAAGTATTGCTGCCCAGATTGTTACCGGGACCACCGCTGGGGAGATCATCGGCCTAGGAGGAAACGGAGCCCGCTGGCTAGGCGAGCGGCGGCCGACAAGGCGCTTGTCACCTCGCTTCGAAAGCGGTGCAAGGTGTTTGGCGTGACGTTCGACCCGGCTTGCACGAGAGGTGCCGTGCTGGAGCGTGACGGCTGGAGATGCCAGAAGTGCCGCGTGTTGTGCAATAAAGAATATGTGCTAGATGCCGTCACGAAGTCTCCGCACAAGCTTAATGCAGAGCACGACCACATTATTCCGCTGTCCTCGCCAGGCAGCCTAGGAAACGTGTTTGAAAACTCGCAGTGCCTTTGTCGGCAGTGCAATGGAGCGAAACGCGATAAGCCAGAAGGACAGCTGCGGCTGTGCCTTGAGGAGGAAGCATGGGGCGCAGGGGTCCGCGTCCGCAGCCAACGGAACTCAAAATCCTGCGAGGAAATCCGGGTCACCGTCCTCTAAACAAGGCCGAGCCACAGCCGCCGGCGGATGGCGTGGTGATGCCGTCGCACCTGGGTGCAGTGGCGGTCGACAAGTGGAACGAACTGCTACCGCTGCTCCAGGCGGTGCGAGTGATGACCCGTGCCGACATCGAAGCGCTGGCCAGGTACTGCGACACCTACGAATGGTGGCTTGCGACGCGTGCAAAACTCAAGGCGGAAGGCGACACGTACCCGATTCTGAATGACAAGGGCGACGTGAAGTACATCGCACAGCGGCCCGAGGTATCGATAGCAAACAAATTAGCGACGCAGCTGCGGCAGTTAGAGAGCGATTTTGGCTTGTCTCCTGCAGCCAGAACGAGCCTCAAGGTTGAGCCGGATGCCAAGGAAGAAAGCACGTTGGCCAAGTTCCTTGCCCGTCGCGCGAAGGCGTGAGTGGGTTGACGGGTTCACGTACGAACCGGCAGACCCAAGCCTAGTCGTCGAGTTTCTTGAGAGCGTCTGCGTCCACACCAAAGACGGCGCCACGACGAGGGCCGGCGATCCGGTGCAACTTCTGGAGTGGCACCGCGACGAAGTCATCAACCCGATCTACGGGTGGAAAGACAAGGACAACCGCCGCCGCTATCGCGTCTCCTACCTTGAGGTGCCAAAGAAAAATGCAAAGAGCACGCTGCTTTCCTGCCTGGCTATTTGGCATCTGGTGATGGAAGGCCATGGCGAACTGGGTTGCATTGCTGCCAAGGACCGCAACCAGGCCGCCATTATCTACGACGAAACGGCCAAGATGATCCTGGGGTCGCCGGAACTGCGTGGCGTGCTCGAGGTGATTGACAGTCGCAAGACGATCGTGAACCGCAGCAACAACAGCAGCCTGCGCGTCATTTCCCGCGATGCTGGTTCCGCTGAAGGTCCGTCGTATTCGTTCGTGTTTTTTGACGAGTTGCACGCTCAGCCAGACAGGAAGCTGTGGGAAGCCCTTCGGTACTCAGGTCGCTCCAGGCCGCAGCCTCTGATCTGCACGATCACCACGGCAGGAAGCGACAGGCAATCAATCTGCTGGGAGCAGCACGAGTACGCGGAGCAGGTGATTGCAGATCCTGCCTACGACCCACGTTTCTACGGCCGCATATGGGCGGCACAGAAAGACGTGGACGACTACTTTTCGCCAGCCGTGTGGAGGAAATGCAATCCAGGCATGGGTGTGACGATGACGGAAGAGTCGTTCGCAGCTGATGCCATGGAGGCTAAAAACAAGGCCACTAAATTAAATGGGTGGCTGAGATATTCGCTTGGAATTTGGACAGAGACAAGCAATCGGTTTCTGGACCCTGACAAGTGGGCCGGGTGCGCGTTGCCGCCTGTTGTGCCGCTGGCTGGCCGACCGTGCATCATCGGCATGGACTTGAGCAAGAGCACGGATCTTTCGGCGGTCGTGGCTTTATTCCCGCATGAGGATGGCACCTTCGATGTTGATGCCATGCTGTTCAGCCCGCGTGATCTCATCATGGAACGCGAGCGAACCGATCGCCAGCCGTTCCAGCACTGGGTGGATTCTGGCTACATCACGGCCACAAGCGGCAACGTCATAGACCACGGCGTGATCCGTGAGTACGTGCTGAAGTACGCCAAGGCACACAGCGTTGAGCGTGTGCTAATGGACATGACCGGTGCCGTGCAGTTGGGTGTGGAACTGCAAGGAGCGGGCCTGACTGTGGAATCATTTGGACAGGGTTTCCGCTCAATGAGCAGCCCTACCAAACTGCTGGAGAGCTTGGTGCTTCAGCAGAAAATACGCCACGCAGGCAACCCAGTGCTCTCGTGGATGGCTGCAGGCGTGACGGTTGAGACAGGAGCCTTTGAGGACATTCGCCCTGTTAAGAAAAAGAGCACATGCCGGATTGACGGGATTGTCGCTCTGATCTTTGCGCTTGGCGGCTGGGAAGCGAACAGCATAAAGAAGGCCACAGAACAGTCCTGGGACATGATGACGCTATGAGCGAAAACGCCGCCGCCGACTTCAAGATGATTGACCTTCGTGGCATCGACTGGCCCGAGGTTTCGCCGTCTCGCACGCCGTCTGGCATCCGTGTCAACGCCGACAACTCAATGGCATGCTCGGCCTACACGGCTTGCATCCGCGTCATATCGGATGCCGTTTCTGCACTTCCGCTGCACGTCTACGAACGCATGGCCAACGGCGGCAAAACCAAAGCGGCAACGCATCCTGTGTATCGATTGCTGCACCAGCAGCCCAATCCCTGGCAGACAGCCCAGGAGTTTAGGGATTGGATGACCGGCATGTATCTGCACTACGGTGCGTCGTATGCCGAGATCCGCCCAGGTGCTCGAGGTGCCGTATCTGAGCTGTGGCCGCTGCACAGCAGTCGCATGGAGCCCGAGCGGCTGGAGGACGGCACGGTCCGCTACAAGTACCGCGAGCCCAGCGGCCGGCAGACGGTCTACTCACAGTCGCAGATCTTCTGCCTGCGGTTCACGACCGAGGACGGCATTAAGCCGATCCCGACCTACAAGATTTTCCAGAACGCCATCGGCCTGGCCCAGGCTCTTGAGGCCCACGGCAGCACCTACTTCGGCAACGGTGCCCGGCCGGGGATCGTGCTGGAGAGTGACAACCCGATTCCGGCCGAGGCGGCTGAGCGGCTACGCGAGCAGTGGGAACGGATGCACCGTGGGCCGGACCGTGCTCACCGCACTGCGGTCCTGCCCAACGGCGTAAAGGCTCACGAGCTCAGCGGCAGCAACGAGGCTGCCCAGTTCCTTGAGACGCGGCAGTACCAAGTCATTGAGATTTGCCGTGCGTTCCGTGTGCCGCCGCACATGATCCAAGACCTGACACGCAGCACCTATTCCAACATTGAGGTGCAAGGCACCGAGTTCGTGCAGCACTGCCTGCTGCCGCATCTCAAGCGGTGGGAAGCGGCCATCAGCCGTGACCTCATCGTGGACGATGAAACGTATTTTGCCGAGCACAGCGTGAGCGGCCTGCTGCGTGGCGACCACGCCAGCCGGTCGGCCTACTACGTTTCCGCGCTCCAGAACGGGTGGATGACCATTAACGAGATTCGGGAACTGGAGAATCTGAACCCGATTGGGCCGGAAGGCGACAAGCACTTTGTTCAGTTGAACATGACCACGCTGGACAAGGTGGGCGCGGAGCCGCCGGCACCAGCCGCTGAGGCTGAAGACAGCCCAGCAGATGACGCCGAAGACCAGTCCGAACAGGAGGACACGACCGATGGAAATTGAGCGCCGCGATTTCGCTTTTGAAGAAGAAAACGAACTTGTGGTGGAAAGCCGCGCCGACGGGCGAGCGGCCATTGTTGGCTACGCGGCCGTATACAACCGTCTGTCCCTCGACCTTGGCGGCTTCCGAGAAGAGATCCTGCCTGGTGCATTCGACAAGATTCTCAGCCGGCAGCGTGGTCGGCAGGACGTGGTTGCCCTGTTTAACCACGACAGCAACATCGTTCTGGGCCGCACCTCGAGCGGCACGCTGGAGTTGTCCACGGATGACAAGGGCTTGCGGTACGTGGTGACTCCACCAGTGAGCCGTGCCGATGTGCTGGAACTAATCCAGCGTCGTGACGTTCGGGGATCTTCCTTTGCGTTCACCGTTGACAAGGGCGGCGAAGGCTTCCGCCAGGGCGATGACGGCAAGGCCGTGCGGCAGATCCGCGAGGTGTCTGGCCTGTATGACGTTGGCCCTGTGCTGGTTCCTGCGTACCCGCAGACCAGCGCTGGCGTGGCCATTCGTTCCTACGAAGCTTGGATGGCTTCGCAGTCGCAGCCTGAGCCCGAGGCGGTTGCCGCTGCTATCGCCAAGCGTTCCTTGGTCCGTGACGCCGCTGCGGCGTGGTCACTGAGGCTGCGCCGTGTCTGAGGCCCGCTGCACCTGCGGCGAAAAACTGCGGTGCCGTTCCAGCCGCCCATGCGGTGACGAGCGGCAGCGGTACATGCGTTGCCCAAGGTGCGGTGCACGCGGTGTCGTGTTTGTGAAAACAACACTTTCCGAAGTGCGCTTCTGCAAGAGGCCGGCACGCTAGTGGCACTGTGGACTCCATCGGCAATACCGCCGGCGGAGAACTCACACAGTGGACAACCTCAAGAAGCTGCAGGACGAGGCCGTTAACCTCGCCAACCGTATCGACGCCGTGCGGGCCATTGAAGGCGACGCGGACAAGATTGCCGAGCGTGACCTCGAACTTGAGACGCTGACGGCCGATGCCGCCAAGCTGGCCAAGAAAATCGAGTTTGAGAAGTCGGTGGCCGAGTCGGCCAAGAGCCTGCGGTCGGTGGTGGATCGCTGCACCCCGGCTCCCGAGGTGCGTGCCGAAGAGCCCAAGGCCCGGATTGAGGCGGTTCCGTTCTCTGGCCGGCTGCGTGCGTTTGAGAACGCCAAGGATGCCTACTCGGTCGGCATGTGGTTCAAGGCCAAGAGCGGCGACGCCGAGGCCCGCCGGTGGTGCCAGGATCATGGCATTGAGGCCCGTGCCCAGGGTTCGACCGGCAGCACCACTGGTGCGGCCTTCGTGCCTGACGTGCTCTCCTCGACCGTCATTCGGCTCGTCGATCAGTACAGTGCATTCGCTCAGAACGCCACGAACGTGGTGATGCCGAGCGACGTGCTGCTGTTCCCACGACGGACGGCCGGTGCGACCGCGTACTGGATCAACGAGAACGCTGCCATCACTGCCAGCGACCCGACTTCCAATCAGGTCACCCTGACTGCGAAGAAGGTCACGGGCGCGGTGACGATTGCGAGCGAGCTGCTGCAGGACTCGATCGTGTCGATTGCCGACTGGATCGCTGCAGAGCTGGCACTGACGCTCTCCAACGCCGTGGAAGAAGCTGCGTGGAGCGGGAACCCGAGCAACGCGCCAGCGGTCGCCGGGCTCGTCACGACCTACACGGGTGGCCTGCTGGCGGCGTCTGCTGCCACCTACGCCGCCTCGCTCGTGACGGCTGCCGGTGATACGCCAGACGAAGTGACGAAGGCCAACCTGCTGGCCATGATGGCCAGGGTTCCGCAGCACAGCCGTGCCGGTGCCAAGTGGTTCTGCTCGCCGTTCTTCTTCGCCACCTGCATGCAGAACCTCGACCTCGCCCAGGGCGGTTCGGTTGGTCTGTCGCAGGGCATGGGTCCGACGTTCCTCGGCTCGGAAGTGGTTCTCACCGACCGGCTCCCGAGCGGTGCGGACTCGACGGGTGCGATCATGGCCCTCTACGGGAACATGGCGAACTCGAGCTACTACGGCATCCGCCAGGCCATCGAGATCGCCAGCAGCGATCAGGTGAACTTCCTGTCGGACCAGACCGTGATCCGTGCGGTGGCCCGCGTGGCCATCACGCACGCGAACCTGGGAAGCGACACCGTCGCCGGCCCGATGATCGGCCTGGTGGGTGCGTGAGCCTGACGGCTTGACGAGTGTGCAATTTTGAACGGGCGGCATGCCACACGGTGTGCCGCCCGTTCTCGTTTAGAGGCACGCATGATCGTCAAGGTAGGTGGCACTGAAGTTGACATCAGGGTGGAAGCCATCCTGTCGATGCCTAGGCTTTCGTTTACGGCCAACCATTTCGCCTGGGCTCAAGCACTCATGCCGCTGGGCATTCGCCCCACAATGGGCACCGGTGCGTTCTGGGATCAGGTCAACACCAGAGTGATGGAGCAATTCATCGACAAGGCCGAATATTTGCTCACCATCGACTACGACACGTTTTTCACCAAGGAAGACATTGAGCACCTGTTTGCCCTGGCGATGACGTTTCAGTGCGATGCCATCACAGGCTTGCAGACCAAGCGTGAAGATGGGCGGCCGATGCTCACGCTCAAGGGGATGCTGGACAACCCGCCGGAGGGCGGCAAGACGCAGGTGGAAAAGTCGTGGTTTGCCGAGCCAGTGCAGGAAGTGGACAGCGCACATTTTGGATGCACGGTCATCAGCACGGCCGCCCTGAAGCGGGCTAAGAAACCGTGGTTCTGGAGCAAGCCCGACAGCGAGGGCGGGTGGAACGACGGAAACGCGACTCGCCTGGGGCGTATAGACCCTGACATTTACTGGTGGCGGAACTGGCGTGAAAGCGGCAATCGAGTTTTTGTCTCTCCACGCATCGTGCTGGGCCACGGCGAATACGTGGTGACGTGGCCCGGCCAGGAACTTGGGTCGCCCGTGTTCCAGTGGGCCACGGAATTCACCAACACGCTGAAACGTCCAGAAACTGCATGGAGCGTGCCGCAATGAGGAAACTGAAATTCACCCGCGCATGGCGTGGATACCGCACAGGCCAGGTGGCCGAGGTTCCCGGCGGCATCGCACAGCAGCTGCTGGCCATGCGTGTGGCCGTCGAAGACACGCAGCAGACCCTGATTGAAACCGCGTCTGTTGACCACGACGCGGAGACAGCAGACGCCACGCCACGCAAACGAGGACGCCGTGCAGTACCGAAGCCTGACACGCCAGACGCCGCCGGCCGTTGAACCAGTTACGCTGGCAGAGGCTAAGGCCCACCTGCGTGTGGACACGTCTGACGATGACACCTACATCGGGACGCTGATCACGGCTGCCCGCGAATGGTGCGAGCAGTACCTAGACCGCACGCTGGTGCATACGCAGTGGGCGATGCGGTTCGACACGTTCCCGCCTGACGGGACGCAAGACATTGAGCTTCCACGCCCGCCAATGGCTGCCGCTGGCACGACCACGGCGGTGGCCCTGACGTTCACGTTTGAGAACGGCACTACTTCTACATACTCCACGGCCAGCTACCGCGTGGACCGGGCCGGCACGCCTGGCACCGTGAAGACTCTCTACGGCCAGACGTGGCCGCCGCACTTGATGGATGACAACGCAATCAGCGTGACATGGTGGGCTGGCTATGGAGCCACAGGGGCAAGCGTTCCCGCCACGATTCGCCACGCGATCCTGATGCTGGTTGGCCACTGGTACGACGGTGCCCGTAGCGGCGTTGTCATGGGCAGTATCAGCAAGGAAGTGGAGTTCGGCGTGAAATCCCTGCTCGACTCGCAACGCTGGGGATCGTACCGATGATTAAGGCCGGTGATCTCCGCGAACGCGTCACGGTGCAGATTGCCAGCGGCAGCACAAATGCCCTTGGCGAAACCGTGCTTTCGTGGAGCAACAGCACTGCGGTGTGGGCAAGCGTTGAGGGTGCTTCGGCGCGTGAGGCGCTTGCTGCTGGCCAACAAGAAACGTCCGTGACGCACAAAGTTCGGATGCGTTACCTGCCGGGTCTAACTCAAAATATGCGGCTGTCGTGGCGTTCCCGCACGCTGGACATCGTGAGCCTGCTCGAGCACAACAACCGCAGTGAGCACGAAGCCATCTGCCAGGAAACCACCTGAATGGCTGGCATTATCGTCACCGCGAAAATCGACAACCTCACTGAGTTGCGGGAAAAGCTTAAGCAGTTCCCAAACGTGGTTGCCAGCAAGCTGCTGGCCAGTGCGTTGCGCAAGGCCATTAAGCCAGCCGAGGCGGCGCTGCGTGCCGTGACTCCGCAGGGGCCAACCGGCAACCTCGCGCGGGCCGTGAACACGAAGGTAAAGACCTACACGAAGGACGGTGCGGCTGTCGGCCTAGTCGGATTCAACCGATCCGGAAAGGGCGCTTCGCGGTCTGCGGCTGGTGGCTCAGTGGACGCAGGCACAGACAGAGCCTTCCACCAAGGCTTCGTGGAGTTTGGCACGAAGCAACGCCTCATTGATAAGTTCTCAGACAAGCCTTATCAGCGGAAAAGCAAGAAGGGGCTAGTGCACTGGGTCAGTGGGCAAAACGCCTACATTGCATCCTCTTTCAACTGGCTCGGCCCGTTCAAGATGCTTCCGACGCCACGCCCGCCGCGTGGCAAGAGAGGGCACCGCGTCGAGACAGACCCTGCCTACCAAAAGGCGTTTTTCAAAAAGTCCCGCAATCCAATCGTGCTGAACGCGATGCCGCGTGGCGGCAAGTCCGGCAATCCGCCCATTGAGGCCGCCTGGCGAAACTCGCAGGGTGAGGTGGCACAGATCCTGAGCGACGAACTCAGTGTGTCGATTGACGATGCGCTTCAGGCGGTTGCCATGTTTATGACCAAGACCGTGAGCGGAGGAAACTAGGCATGTCCCTCAAGTCGCCTGAAGCCGCATTGCGGAGCCAACTCGTGGCCAATGCCGCAGTCACCGCAATAGTCGGAAGCCGCGTCTACCCGCTGCTCGCCCCATCAGACGCGGCGTTGCCATTCGTGACGTGGAGGCGGTCAGGCATCGTGCGGCAGCATTCGCTTGCCGGCCCCGTTGGGTCGCCAACCGTGAGCGTTGAATTTCAGCTGTACGCGGAAACGTACAACGCCGTAAGGGAACTGGCTGACAAGGCACGGCAGGTTCTGGATGGCTGGGGTGGCACCGTGGACACTGTAGAGGTGAAGCACGTGTCGCTGGAACAGGAGTACGACGGTTTCGTGCAACTGGCCGGCAGCGAGGTTCCGCCAATTTACACGGTAGTTCAGGTCTACAACGCACTCTGGCAGGAGATTTGATAAATGGCCGTTACGCCGCATGATGGTGTCGGAACCACATTCACGTTTGCTGGGACCGGGTACACGGTCACCAACATCGTCATCACGAACACGGACCCGAACGTCGAAAACACGATCGACGTGTCGCATCTTGGGCTGACCACCGGCGCTTCCGTGCTGACGCAAGACCGCCCGCTTGGCGGATCGACCACCAGCACCGGCCAGACCGTGCAGGTTGACTATCTCGGAAAGTCCTTGATTGCAGACGGTTCCACCGGGACGCTTGTTGTATCGCACAACAGCGTGACGCTGCTGAGCCGTGCCGCCACCGTCAGTTCCAGCACGCTGACATTCGCGGTCAACGACGCCGTCAAGGGTTCCGCCACGTTCCGCATTGCCAGGTCGTGAGCCT